GAGCGAAGCCATCGTGATCCTGCTTGGATAGGCTGTTTTAGCTATCTCCCCATCCAAATGGAAACAGGAGTAGAGGAGACATTATGACAATGGTATTGATGCAAAAAACTGGAGAGTCCGACATTCTGGTTGATTCGACCAACGTCACTCCGCATGAGGCATTGGGCTGGCACCGCGCCAGGATCGAGATCAGCGCAGATGGTCAGTCGCTGATCGTTCCGCATGGGACCTATATTGATTTCGTGGATGGTGCGCTAAAGATCGGGGGCGTGCAGATGGTCTCTTCCGCGGCGGAGTTGAATTCACTCGACCTGAACGAAGATCTGCGTCAGATGGTCCATTACTCCATCACGCCCGATGCCGAAAGCGCCGTGTCGGTAAAAGCGGCCACTGTCCTGACCCTCACTGGACAAAACTTAACTGCCGGGATAACAAACCCGGATGTGCCGCGCACGGTGATCGTGAAAGGTAATGTGTCTGGGATCACTGCGGAAGTTGGCATTACCGGCACCAACATCGCGAATGCAGAGATTAGCGACACTCTCACCCTGGATGGCACCACCGAAGTGGAAAGCATCATGGCATTCAAGACTGTGACGCTCGTGGCACTGCCCGGCTACACTCACGCGCCCGTGGCGCAAGTGGAAACCGCGACCGTCGTTGGCACTGTGACAGGCTCCGGAGATGCAGCTGTGATCGTGACTGCGGCCGGTATGACAGGCAGCCCGAAGACCATCAATGTGGCTGTGTTGGAAAATGATACAGCCAGTGATGTGGCTGGCAAGATCCGCACTGCTTTGGGTCTGGATGCAGCTGTGATTGCTTTATTTGCGGTCAGCGGTGCAACCGATAAGGTCATTCTCACCAGGCTTGCGCCAGCTGCCGATGATGTGAGCTTGAATATTTCGATCGATAACGGGACCTGCACGGGTCTCACGACCGCAGCGACATCCGCTGACACCACTGCCGGCGTGCAGAATGACACGGTGAGCGTGGGAGTTGGAAAAAAATTTGGCGTCCCGCACATTGTCGAGAACGCCAGCCTGCTCGAGGAAAAAATATTCGACGGGTCAGATGACAGCGGCACGTTGGCTGTGGACGCCGATCTCGAGAAGAATCTGTTTTCATTGAACGGCACCCCAGATGGGGCCAAAGTGCTTGACCTGTATTACCTAGCATAAGGAGAACGATCATGGCAAAGGAAAGTGAATTTATCAAAGTCTTCAAGGATGGAGAAGTCCTTGAGATCAGCCCACTGGCGCTGGCAGACCATCTCAATTTGGGATGGGTGCTCCTCGACGAGGATATGGCTAACGCCCAGGCTGTTGAGGCTCAGGCTGCGAAAGAGAAGGCAGAAGCCGATGCCACAGCTGCAGCGGAAAAGGCTGAAGCAGATAACAAGGCTTCCATAGCGAAGGCAGAAGCGGATGCGAGGGTTGCCAAAGCAAAGGCGGCGCCAGCCTCCAGGGTTGCCGCAAAGAAGGCGGAAGCTGACGCTGAAGTTGCACGCAAGAAAGCTGAAGCGGAAGCCGAAGTTGCCAGGAAGAAACCATCTACCAGGTAAGGGACGCTCCACGTAGATGACCAACATCCTGACCGCTGCTGAAGCTGCCAATTTCGTCCGCACCGATACATCTGATGCGGTGATGTTGATGCTCTTGCCGCTGATCGACGATTTCATCAAGCGCGCAACGGGTAGAGATTGGACCGCAGACAACCCGATCAACAACGTAGCCAAGGCATCCGCCGGCATGCTCCTGGTGCAGTGGTACGACAATCCGACCCAATCTGGAACAGATCTCCCCCTCCCGTTTGGACTCACCAACACGCTGACGCAGCTCGAGGCAGAAGCGTTGAAGTATCGCAAGTATCAGTTCTATGGCCTCAGCGGCGTGGGCAGCATCCGTCTCCAGGGCGCCGAAGTTGGTGATGATGTGCTCAGCCTGGTTGGTGTGTATGGCGTCAGTGGAGATCAAAAGTCGAAGTTTGAAACCAAGATCTCCGTCCGTGGAGTCCTGCAGCAAACGAACAGCAGCAATCTCTCGACAAATATTTATGTGGCGGTCCTGAAATCGCCTGCAGATGATGTGATCCCATGACCTACACCATCAACCCTGGCGAAATGCGGACGCAGATCACACTGCAGAGCCCCACGATCTCAGAAGACGCAGGCAGCGCGCAGAGCACAACCTATGCCAACGTTACGCCCAATCCAACAATGTACGCGCGCTGGGTCAATTCTCACGGTCAGGAAGCTGTGACGAACGAGGCGCTGAAAGATGTGCAGCGCGCGACGGTCACCATTCGGCATCGCACCGATATCAAAGAGACCTGGCGAGTCGTCAAAGGTAGCGAAAATTGGCAGATCCTCTCGATCGATCCTGTGCGTGATCAGCGGCGCTTTATTGAGCTGATCGTCGAGCGCGTGAAAGGAAGTGTCTAATGTCCACCACAGGCAAACTTGAATTAGGTGGTCTTGCCAATTACCTCGAAGATATTGCCCGGGCCGGGCTGGACATCGATGCGGCAGCCGGGCGCGCGCTGGATGCCGGCGCTCAGCCGATCCTGACACAGATGAAAGTCCTGGTGCCCAAGGACACACACAACCTGGAGAATCACTTAAGCATTGATGGCCCGCACCGGACCGGTAATTTTTCTTTTGTGGAGATTGGCATCGTCACCGGTGACAAAGACATTGGCATCTATGGCAATGTCCAGGAATTTGGATCGTCTTCTATCCAGGCTCAGCCCTACATCCGGCCATCTTTCAAGAGCAAAAAAGCCGCGGCAATGCGCGCGATGAAAGCCTCGCTGAAGTCTGAGGGCTTAGTATGACCACGATCTTCGAGCGTGTGAAGACTGCTCTGAGCACGATCAGCCCTGCGGTGCCCTTCTCATTGGCGCCCTACAAGAGCACTGCTGCATTGCCTGATCAATACCTGGCTTATCAACTGATCGATGATTCGCCAGATCAGCATGCCGATGATGCTGAGACAGAGCGATCCTATTTGATCCAGGTTTCCATCTTCAGCCGCTCCGGACTGGTCTCCATTCCCGATGTGGATACAGCCATGCACACGGCTGGTTTTGAAAAAGGTCGAGAACGCCAGCTCGCCCAAGATCCGCAGACGGGTCATTATGGCCTGGCGAAAGAATACACATTTGCATGAGCAAAGGAGTGCACTATGACTGTACAAGGTGAATACAAATCCAACGTGGGTCTGCGTGACATTTATTATGCGTTGGTGACCCAGGATGATGCAGACGCGTATGTCGCGGGCACTCCAGCTTATCTGGCGCCCGCCATGACAGCCTCGATTGCACCTGCAACCGAGAGCAAGGTGCAATATGCCGATGATGGTCCATTCGACACGATGAGCAGCGAAGGCGAGACCAAAGTTGATTTCGAGATTACCCAGATCCCGATGGAGAAGCGGGCGATCATTTTGGGCAAAATCTATGATGCTGCCACGGGCCGCATCTTCGATAACGGTGGGACTCCTCCGGATATTGCCTTATCGTTCCGCTCGCTGAAGAGCAATGGCAGCTATCACTATGTTCAATATCTGAAGGGTAAGTTCACGCCTCCTTCGAAGGAAATGGCTGCCAAGACGAACTCGCCGGATCCCAAGAGCACAAAGATCACCTATACGGCGATCAAGACCATCCACCCATTTGATTTACTCGGTGACGCATCTCTCCTGGATGGCTCGAAGGGCGTAGAAGGCGATGAAGATATTGTTGCCTTCAGTGGCACGACCTGGTTCGATGCCGTTCAGGTCCCCCTGGCTGGTTCAGCCAGTGCCCTCACCTGCACGCCATCACCAGCTGATGCTGCGACCGGTGTGGCTGTCAGTATTTCCCCGACGCTCACATTCAACAATGCGTTGCGGACCGGCGTGACTGGAATCTCTCTCGTGAGTGACGCGGGTGCGGTCATTGCAGCTGCGATCACGATCGATGCAACCAACAAGATCGTCACGATCAATCCCGATTCCAATCTGGGCGCTTCCAGCACCTATCTCATCATCGTATCCGGAGCAACGGATATCTATGGTCAGACGCTGGCAATTACCGCCTACGATTTCACCACTGCATAATCTATGGATGCCGCGCCTATTGAATTGAATTTCTATAACGAAAACGATGAGCTGACCGACACCCATCGCCGCAGTCGCATCCCGTCCTATCTGTTGGACATGGCCATCGAGCTGCAGAAGCAGCTGAGCAAGGAAGATGGCAATCAGAGTGCGGATCTGCTCTTTGATTTCATCGTGG